TTCCCGCCTGGTGCAATGTCGACTTCTTCACTTTTATGCCTTCTGCAATGTTTGCAGCACATCGGACTGGTACTGTGCCGGGATGTCGATTCCGTAAAAGATAGCATCCACGGTCGCCGCTGTACGCTTGGAGTTGATATAAGCCTTCAGGCTGTTGAAATAGGATTCATGCCACGTTTTGTGGGCGGTTGCCGCCTGGATTACCACGGCCATATCCTCCGAGCTGAAATAAATACACGGCTCACCGTCTGCATGGTACGGCACCTGCTGTGCACCGGATGCCATCAATCCAAACAGTGCATTCATGTTCAACTGGTCCTCCACCGTCAGCGAAAAATGGTGGTTTTTCCCATCAGGCAGAGAAACATCAAAGCCAGCCACAATGGCTGCACGGCACGCTTCCGACATAGCCGCAATCTTTCTTTGCTTTACGTCATAGAGAGGCTCCTCGCCTGTTGCAACAGCCCAGTACCGGGAAAAATCTGCGTGTACAGATGCTTCTGCTACCGTCCCAACAAGACGGACTTGAGCCTCCTCGCAAGCCCACCGTTCATTTCCTTCTTCATCCTTATCCTGCGTAATGTTCTTCCGCAGGATAACGTCAGTGCCATTGCTGTGGTGGTAAACTTCCACCTCAGCAGGTCTCTCCACATAATATTCTTTCACGTTCTTGCGCCTCCTTAATTCTCGCCTTGCTTATCATGGATACTGACCGTTTACTGGCTTTCAGTACCCGCTTCACCTCATATTTTTTCCGCATTTGCTGACTGTTCGAGGTTTTCAGCCAGCCAAAATACGATGTAACTTTGTAAGCTCTCCACCAAGGTACATAACCCTTGGTATCAAGATCCCGCTTTGCACGAATGATTTGCCGCCTAAGCCGCACGAAGATTTTCCCACGAACGATGGTATAAGTACGTCGAACGACATACCCAACCATATCAATTCCCGGTGTACGGGCATGGGAGCCTGCTTTCCGGGCGGCATACTGTTTCTTTTCCTCCTCAAAAGATGCAATTCTGGAAATATTCCAGCATCCCTTGATTTCCAAACCAAGCGTTTGCTTACACCATGCCGTTGTTGCTTTAATTGCCCGCCTCAAATTTGACCATTTGCCGAAACATGAAAAATCATCAGCATAGCAGACGATTGCCCAGACCATATTGTGCCGGACACCCCTGCGGCTCTTGTATTGGGAGAGCAGATAGCGTAGCACATACGACATGACATAATTGAAAAGCCATGTCGGAAGATACCCGCCAATCATCAACCGGCCATCCGGGTAATTGGACATACAGGCCGCAACAAACCACAGCAGGGGCTTATTTTTGCCTATATCCCGCCGGAGCAGCATCATCACGCATTCCACCGTAACAGATTGATAGGCGTGGCGAACATCGCATTTTGCTTCATCCAGTTTGTCACAATGAAATTTTTTGCGGAGTATTCTCTCTAGCTGCCTCTTGCCGCCAATTTGGCCCTTGCCGGGGATAGATCCGCATTGGCAAGGCAATAGCTTTGCCCTGAACAGAGGTTCGAGCGCATGGTGAGCCATGTACTCATAAAGCTGTTGCTCTGCTGTTTCTTTGTTCAGGTCTCGGAGTTTCTGACTGATTCCATCCCGCCGCTGAAAACTGAAAACAGGTTGGAGCTGCAAATCCCTGTCCTGGATGCGCCGAGTTAGTTCTTCAGCTATCACATCGATGGCACCCAGAATCTTCATGCAGCTGTTATTACGGATTTCCTCACGCAATTCTGCCCGTGTGATTTTCCCCGTTGCCAGCAGCAACTCCTGGAACTCTTTTTTTCCAAGTTTCCCGGAAAATCCGAGGTGAACCGCTGGGCTGTTGAACTCCACGCTCTCAATGTTTACGGTTTTTGGCTTACAATATGTTTTCATCAAAAACTCCTATCCAGTGTGCATCTGGTTATCCACAACAGCTTTCGGGTTTGGGCATACGCCCTATGCTACTAGCCGCAGAACCGATTCCTTATTCGGCCTCCTCCGGCTATCTCCGATTGAACAGAGCCGTCACCGGCGGTGCTGGTTTCTGGCAATTTTAGCACATAAGCTCCGCAATATATGATACATTGAATTTTATCGCACACTAGATGAAGATAACCAGACGGGGCGCCAACCGCAGCGTTCCAATTACTGTTAGTTGTACCATTATTGGAGTTGCGCGCGGCGAGGCCGGCATTTCCATTATTATTCAGGTTACAGAAACACCAGGCCGCGCGCACGCCCGAAGGCAACGCGCACACGCAAACGCTCGGAGGCTTGTATCATATATCCAGGCTGATGCCGCTCACGGCATCAGCAACGATAATCTACATCACCTATTTGCCGTTTTGGCATTTTCGGTGGATTATAACGTATTCCGTTATAGGGGAAATTTCAAAAAAATTTCCGCCGCAAGCGGCGGAAATAAAGGATTTGTGTTAGTGATGTTCCGTGGCTTCCGTCCTCCATTTCTGGGTAAAGGGGGCTTGCGCCCCCTCTTGCCCCCTTGCGGGGGCAATTCACCCTCATTACCCAGAAATTCCAGACGGGGCGCCAACCGCAGCGTTCCAATAACTGGTAGTAGTACCATAATTGGAGTAGCGCGCGGCGAGGCCGGCATGCCCACTATCATTCAGGTTACAGAAACACCAGGCCGCGCGCACGCCCGAAGCTTGGGGCTGGGCATAGAAACCAGCCTTTACGCCCGTCCCGCTGCCAGCTACGGTGCTGACCTTTGCCGGCCAGAGAACGCCAGAGTCTGCGCCAGTGGCAATATCCTCAATGTATGCCCACTTGTTACCAAAGTCCGCAGCAAAAACCAATGTAAGGTCACTCTGCTTTTCATAGTTGGCGGAAATGGTGCCATTGGTTGTGACCTTGGACTGGTCATGGCAGGTGTAGCAGTTGAACGAGTAGCTACCATCGGCTTCCGTCTCCCACTGCCAGAGCTCGTCGGAGAGAATCAGATAGGCACCGTTTTGGAATTCCGTCCGCTGAATCAAGCCGGGCTCCTTGCCATTGGTACAGTTGATTCTGGAGCCGTCATAGCCAAGCACACCGTCATTCCAGCCGCTTGCATAGGGCACGGAGCTGATATAGGTTCTGCCTGCTACCGTGTCGATAGTTTCGCCAGCAGCAAGCTCGAGGTTGATTGCTTTGTATTTGGTACCACTGATGGTCACGCTTTCGATGCTCTTGATTCGCTTGTGTTTGAACACATTGTACTTGTTCGCACCCCACTGGTCAAAAGTACCGTCCTCTGCAACCAGGCCGATGGCAACGCTGCATCCATCCAGGATTGCGCTGGCATCGGCCTCCGTGACTACGATTCGGGTTGCAGCGGTTTCGGAGACAGCCGCAGGATAGCCCCACAGGTAGGAACTACAGCCTTCAATGGTGCCAGAGTTACCTTTCCGGGCATATTTCAACCAGACCATTGCCAGCTGCCACTTAATCAGATTACCGGCAGCACCGGAATACTGCGGCCCACGCTTCCGCCAGAGGGCGACACCAGCATTATGCGAAGTGAAGTTCAGCGGGGCAAGACCTGTACCAACGGTGGGTTTGCCATCTGCCCCAAGGCCAGCGTAATACTTCGGGTTGGCAATATAAGGGTATACCGTACCATCCTTACCGGTTCCCTGCGGCCAGGTGTGATACCCGGCGCTCTCATGGCAGCGCATTTTCATGTAGTGGTACTGGCTGTCCTTCCATTCTTTCGTCCAGGTATTTTTCTGGAGTACCTGGCAAAGGCCATGCTCACCGGACCGAACATACGACCTGTCATCGATAAACTCCACAGCATTGATGGTGTGGGTGCCGTCTGCATTGCGCTCCATAGCGACCTCCAAGCACCAGAACTGGGGCAGGTATGCAAAATCATCCCGTCCCGCCGTGGCAGCCGTAGATGGAGTGCAGACCAGTCCGACAGAATCATCCGTAATCTCACCAATGGCTGCCGTGGAGGTAGAAAACAAGGGAACTTTAACGCCATGAATGCGTTCATCGTCCAGGACTGTACCAAACCAGCGCATCAAAAGGGACTGGCGTGCTGCCGCTTTATCCGCACTGTCCGCAACTGCCTTTTCCCAGCACAGATGCCACCACTGCCTGAACAGGGCATTCACCTCATCAACGCTTTTTGCGTTGAGCACAAGGTAGTTATAGTGTGCGTCAATCAGCCCGACATTGCCAGAGCCGATGACAGTCGCCATAATATGCTTTTCCTGGCCGATAGCAAGGGAGCTGAGGCTCCCTGCCATGTTCTTGCCGGTTTCGTCCAGGATAATCGGTTTTGTGATTTCAGCCATAGATAATCCTCCTCATCCAATAAAAACTTGACACAGCGCACCATCCACAACACGCAGCCCGATTTCACTGGCAACAGACTGTTCGCCGTCAATCGCACGGTAGTCTACCGTATACCAGACAACATTGCCTGTGGCAAATTTGGCAGTAACTCGTGTCCACAAATACTGCCCCTGGGGCGTTACAGGGCGCTCCTGTAGCCATGCGCCGCCTGGAACAGTTGTGCCGTTTGATGCAATTTGATACGCACTGACGCTGCTATTGACGGTGGGCGGCGTCCCGCGAGATTCCATGCCGGAATCCACATACTTGTCCTGGGACAGACTGTAGATGTACCAGTGACCATTATCCCCGATGTAGGGCGTGCTGACGACAATCGCTGCAGTCTTATCGTAATAGTCCTTCGCACTGGATGCACTTTTTGCAGCTGCTGTGGCGCTCTCCGCAGCGGCGGTTTTGCTGGATTGCGCAGATTCAGCACTCTTTGCAGCAGCTCCCGCACTGGTGGAAGCGTTCGTCTCACTGGTCTTTGAATTGGATTCCGATGTTCCTGCCTTATTGGCACTTGTTTTTGCATCAGATGCAGATTGTTCAGATTGTTTCGCACTCTCCGCTGCATTGGTGGCACTTTTGGCCGCCGCCGTCTTACTGTTTCCGGCATCTGAAGCACTGGATGATGCCTTTGTCGCAGACGATGCAGCACCAGCGGCGCTCTGCGATGCTGAGCTTGCGCTATTCGCCGCCGCTGCTGCCGCAGAACCAGCGGAATTAGCAGCGGAACGTGCAGCTGTAGCACTATCCCCCGCCGCCTTCTGGCTTTCTTCCGCTTTTTTGGCTGCCGCCTCCGCCCGCTCAACATAGGGAACAATGGGTTCAGGCGTGGAAGGGCTTCCAGCATTGGACACTCTGTCTTTGCAGTTTGCCGTCAGCGAAAACGGGATAATCTTCTCGTTGATTTCCACCTGCAAGACATTTGGGCCGGGAACAAAGAATCCTACCGGCGGCACAAGCGTCACCACATTGCCGGAGAACGTGCAGGGCGTTTTATAGGTCTTCCCGGAATATTTCCCTCGTGCAAAAGCGATAACACTAGCACCGCTGGGGATGGTGTAGTCAACCAGTTCCAATTCAATCGGGACTTGGTTGTCCTGCGAGACATCAATCGTTGCACAGGACAGGGCTGTTGCAAAAATTTTAGTTTTGATAACGCTCATTATCTTCCTCCTCGAACGGGAACGGATTACTCGATGGCAATCCCCTCGATAATCGCCCGCTTGTCCAAAATGTCCAGGTAGGCCTTCATCGCCCGCAGCTGTTCACGAAGGATGTTCAGCGGGCAAGTATGCTCCGGGGCGGTGCCGATATGGTAGACCTCAGCCAGTTCAATCTTGTCACAAAAAGCTTTCAGCTTCTCGTGCCGAATCTTGGTCTGGTTGTATTCAGCAACAAACCGTTCGGCGTAGTTATTACTGGTCATGCCTTCAATAGTTTCTTTCAGTTCTTTCATTTTTCCTTGCCCTCCTTCGGCTGTGTACTTACTCTCAATTTCTTTTCATCGGTCAAGGCGGCAATGCCCTTGTCGCAAAGCTGCATACAACCCAGCAGGGTATCCAGGTTGTGCCGCTTGGCTTCCACCTGCACCGTCTCCAGTGCCCCGCTAATCTGGCTGAACAGATACAGGGCGGTATCAAGATTCTTGTTATCCACCAATCAGTTCCTCCGTTTCGTGATTTACAAATTCCCGGCTATCGACATCCTGTCCAACAGCGAAGTTGACATAAAACCGTGGGATGTCATAGGCAATGGCAATGTGGTCTTCCACCTCGGCTCCCTTGCTGCCAAAGAAACCGGGGAGGAAGGCGCACAGGTCAGCTTCTGCCATCAGTCTGACCGTGTCGGAAAAGTAGTCAATCGGTTTCTTCCCGCCGGTTACATCGTAGTCCTCAAAGTAGGAGTCAATGAACTCAGCTTCCGGATAGTAAACCCGGACAACCGCTTTTCCCAGTTCTCGCTCCCGCAGAATTTCCTCCCGGGTCAGCCCCGCCATTTTCTGTGCAATGTAAACTTTCATCCTAGTTCCTTTCATTTTGAAATCAGTGCTGTTACCTCCTGGGTAATAACCTCTGCCGGGGTGAACGTACATTTTCTTCCCATAGCGTACAAGCGCTCTGTTTCGCCACTTTTGATGAACGCCTGACTGTACGATACCGCTGGATGAACAGGGGTAACGTCATAGTCTCCATCTTCGTCTCTTTCATACACATTGGGAACTTCCGCTCCGATGGCGGTATACTGTTCGTCATTTGCGGCATCCCTGGTGAAAAGCGGTGTTCCGTTCATTCCGTTTACGGGGGCACCCAATAGGTTGTACATCTTTCCTTCGTCAACAACAAACAAACCCGCTGCTGCATACGGCTCTCGCAGATTATGCGTTACCTTGCTGCCTCTGCCAACCACATAACTGCCGTTGCCCTGGTAGTAGCTATAGGAACTCCCGCCCCAATACATAGCGCCGATTACTTTACTCATCTTGCCGTAGTTCTCGCCGTAGTTGTCTTTGCGGTAATACTGGGTTTGGACTTTGCTTCCTTGATTGGTTCCGTCGATGGCATTTCCACGCAAGTACCCCTCTGCGCCGTTTCCCTGGTAGGCTTCTGCCGTTCCGGCGCTCTTATAGTAAGTGCCGCCGGGCGCAGCCTTGTAACCATTGATAGCACCGCCAGGGGCGTATACAACGGACGCATACGCTGCGTAGTGCGGTACCGTTATCGTTTCTCCAGCCTTAAATACCTTTTCTGCCAACTTTGAGTAGGCAAGCACCCTGAATTTGGTTCCGGCTGGATGCAACACCTTGTCTACCTGTTTATACACCGGTACATCTTTGTAGGTTCCAGCTGTAAAAATATCGTCCATGACAATGTTTCCGCTGCTGTCTTTGATTGCTATAAATTAAAAGACTATATCACGGTCTCAGAGAGACCCCCTGCCGCTTCGGCATAGCGTGCCTACTCCCCCGCCGGGGATAGTCGTTGAACCTTCCCCTATTCGGGGCTTGGCTGCTGATACTTCAATCCGCAGGATTTTCGGGCATTCGCACTTCGGCCTGTTTCATCCGTATGCTGTAGCTCTGCGGCGTAAGAATTCCATTTTGATGGAAGCAGAAGGCATTTCAGCCCGCTGCGGTCCCAGCAATTCAGCAAGGTTTGCCTCCCTATGTCGCCATAGGGGCGCGCCATTCGATTCAGGCAGCGAAAGAAATTGTCTCTCCCGGAAGTGCATCAACGGTAGTCTCCGTCTTTACAATGCTTGCCAGGAGTGTAACTTTCTTTGTGGGAGCCTGATCTCCCAACGCCTGCGTAAATGATGTGACTACTGTGAGCGGCTTAACCTCGGAAAAGGTAGTGCCCTTAATCGTAAGACGGGCACTCGAAAGTGTTCCAGATGAAATCGTTGTCCGCTCATTTCCTTCGATAATGCCAGTTACGGTGAGTTTCGAGGCAACGATACTCGATGCCGTCAAACCATCGGTATGGATGGCACCACCATCGGCAACACTTAGCTTTCCCAACAGTGTAGTTTTTCCTGAAATGGTTACAAGGTCGGCCTGTATGTCAGCCAAACTTTTACCGTCAGCCATGACGTAAGCGCCGATGGAAGCACTTATACTATCCTTTCTTGCATATATCTCGCTGGCAACGGACACATCAAGCTTTTTTGCAATCTCGGAATTGAACATTTCGGCTGACACCTTACTTAGCAAACCTGTTTCTGCATCTCCAACCCGGCTTGCAAGTTCAGATTCAGAAGTTTCTACTACTGCCACACGCCCTTCAAGGTCGGTTACAGTTTTGGATTCCGCTTTCTGCTTCAAAGAAGATTCCGCAGAGCCCACCCTGTCTGCGAGCTCAGACTGTGCAGTTTGCAGCCCGTCAATAGAAGTTGCCTGTAGTTGCAACTCCGACTTAATCTTCTCCCCGTTCTCATCCACTTCTGCAAACAGGCGACTGACAGCCAGCTTGTAGTCATCAAAGGTTTCGTTGCGGACATATGCCTCCATACCGGCGGCTACATCGGTAACTCTCGCTTCAAGTACCTTGAAATCTTCCTCGATTCCGTCCTGCCTTTTGAGGGATGTTGCAGCTGCTCCGGCTGCTCCACGGGCAACGCCACCAACACGGTTCAGCGCACGCTTCACCGGCGGGTAGTACGGGATTTCATGATTGATTTCCTCATCTCCGGGAGCAGAAATATCAGACCGATACAGCGTTCCGAACCGCTGGCTGCGGCGGTACATAATACCGGTAACACCGTCAACAGTGATGGCATCGCCCAATTCCGCTGCCGGGTCAAGGATTGCACCTGTGGCAGTGAATGGCTGATGCCTCGCACCACGCACCTGAGCCAGCAGGTTGTCAGCCATTTTCTGCGATGCCCACGGGCTTTCTACCGTCAGCGTCCGTCCGCTATCATCTCCTGCGGTAAAGGACGTATCTGCGTCCTGTAAATTGATGGTAACGCCTGTATATGGGGCAAACAGGTCACCGTAATCATGCTTTGCAACTCGGCGGCCAATATCAATACTCATGCGCTTCCACCCCCTTTAATCTGAATCAGCAGAAGTTTACGATTGTCCCCAATGCAAAAGCAGCCGCCGTACATTGCAGCAATATACCCAAGGATTTCATCGCAGGCGTAGCCCAGCGGTTCCGGGATGGCATAGCCAAGATTTACTGCGGACGATGTGCGCTGGTCAACCACAATGTCCAGCTGGTGGGCAATGTGGGAAATCACGGAAATATCCATTGCTGGCCATGTAATCCCACTGGTTTTGTACTCCTGCTGTGCTGTTATAAGGCGGTCATATCCGTGGAGCTTGATGTAGTTTTTGCTGCTGGGGCGGCGCACCTCCTTCCTCGTGTCGAGCAGGAACTCGCCCTTTGGAATCCACTCGGACTTCTCCGTCCCCTTCACAATGCGGATATAGGGACGCAGGATAGCCTGGCGTGGAATTGCAGATTCCGGTACTATCATTTCCACATCAATTTCTCCGACAGCCACCTTGCCAACCGCACCCGTTCCCAACACATCATTGGTTGTTTTCAGGGACATCAACACATCATGCTTATAGCCGCTTTCAGGAGTCCCCGTTCCAATAACAAGGCTCGTTTCCGTGGTATAGCTGCCACCGGAAACGAGCCGCTTATAGGTATCACTAGTCTGTTGCATGGTTATCACCTCTGGATTAGGGGGAATTTAATGCCGCTCCACAACGTCTCTCCGTGCTCCCCCACCGTATTGCACACGGTGGGAATGTTATTAGAGTAGAACTCCGCCGTGATTCTGCCTGTGAACGGGGTCACGATGGTAACGGTAACATACTCCGGCATAATGGAAGTGCAAATGCGGAGCGCGTCCACAAGGGACAAGTCTCGGCACGTCATGGAAATATCGAGCTTATACGCCCGTAAATCCCGCCACATGAAAGCGTCCATTGTCCGTCCTGCTTCATCCCCGTCAATCTCCCGCAGCGTCACTTCCAGTCCATTCTCTGCCAGATATGGCAGCACATCCACACCGTTTATGATTGCCGTCATGGCAAGGCTCTCGATTGAGCCGTCCATTTCTTTAATCACGGCCAGATTGGTTTCCGTCAGCCCCATAGCACTGGCAAGATTAGATGCTTCCATAGCCGTCACCTCCTGATGCACGGCTCATTTGCCGCTGATATGTGTTCACAGTTTCCGCAATAGAGCGCCCGTCCAGTTTGATGTCACAGCGCTCCAATATCTGTTGCAGCAGCCTGTTTTGCTCTTTCAGCGCAGAAATCATGTCGTTCCCCTTTACCACATCAGACACCGCCTGCTGGATGGTAGCAAGTGGCGTTTCCACATTGGTTCCGCTGCGCTGGTCACCCAGGATTGCCGCAAAAGGGGCATTTGGTGGAATAACGGCACCGGTTGCCAGCTTTGGCAGGGTCGGAATGGATAGTGCACGAAGCGCCGGCGCAGGAATCCGCACCGTACCGCCGGAATAGCTCACGCTGGTCATGGCATCAACTGCGGCATTGGCAGCTGCAACAACGGACGATGCCATGCTGTTTGCTGCATCCACAATATGATTCAGTACCGCATCCAGCAGGGATGTCCTGCTTGCCATGCCGTTTGCTAAACTCTCCACCATTGTCTGTCCAGCAGCTTCTACAGATGCAGCATTATTCACGACACCGTTCACATAGCCGTCCACGGCGTCCTTGCCCAATGCCTCCGTCTTTTTTGCCGGAGAATGGGAATCCTGCGTATCAGCAATGGCATCAAGCGCAGATTGCGTCATATCCCCTGCCGCCTGAGCCGCCTTATCCTTATCCATGCCCTGAATGTAACCTTCCGTGAAGGAAAGGCCCATGCGGGATAGCGTATCGGTTATAGCCTCGCTGTTCATGATATCGGCAATTTCGTCTTCGGTCAGCATCCCGGATTCCAGAAGGGATTGAATGCGGGAGTTCAGCTGCTTTGCTGCTCCTTCGGATGTCAGTTCTCCGGCATCCATTTTCAGTGCAGCTTCGTTAATGGAGCGTGCCATGGATTTTGAAAGTACATCACTGACGGTGGTATCGCTGTCTTCAAGTCCGGCAACCAGTCCGGCAATAAAGGCATCTGAGCCGGAGCCAATCACCTTAAAGCCCAGGGCACGCATATCATCGTCCGACAGCTGCAATCCCGCCAAAGACTGATACAGGACTTCGCCGCTGATGTCATTGTCCAGGGCTTCAGCCATCGTGGATTGCGCAAATTCGTACACCGTAGTGCCCTTCTTTTTTGCATCTGCCACCTGATTGCTCAGTTTTGCTTCCGTTTCCTGCGTCATGCGGAGGATTTCAGAATCGTCATATCCCTTAGCATAGTCGGCATACAGCAGCGCAGCACCGGCAGCCAGCATACCCAGGCCGATAGCTGTGCCCGCACCGCTGAATAGCAGAATCATGCCAACCGCAACCAGGAGCGTTCCGCTCACGGCACAAATCTGGCTGAAAACACCGTCCAGCTCGCTTTTTGCCGCCTGGTCATTCCAAGGGATAGCATCGGCAAGTTTTCTGCCAGCAATGCCAGCCAAAATCAGACCAATGCCAAGCGGGATATTTGCACCAGAGAAAAGGAGCATTGCGCCAATGGCAATCAGAGCAGCACCGCCGTAATCGCAAATCGCATTTGCAGCCTTCAAAATGGGTTCCTGCCAAGCGTCCCAGTTTACAGCAGCCTCCGTTGCCAGCCCTACGGCGTTTGCAGCGATTAGCGCAATTCCTAAGTGCGTTGCAACGGCTGTGAACACCAGAATCACACCAATGGCAAGCAAGATACCCTCAGCAGCACAAATCAGCCCTGCGTGGGTCTGTAGGGTTTCTTTCAGGCTATTCCAGTTTAATGCTGCCTCTGCCGCAATGCCAGCCGCCCCAACTGCCATAAGGCCGATGCCAACGGGAAGGTTTGCCCCAGTAAAAGTGATGACCATGCCGATGACCAGGATAATGGATTCAATCAGCATTATTTCATCGGTAGACTGCTTTAGCATCTGCGTGATGGTGTCCCAATTGACGTAGGCCGCAGCAGCCAGCTCAGAGGCACTGGCTAAAATCATTCCAATGCCGATGGCGGGATGCCCGGAAAAAGCCAGAATAAGACCGATGACAAGGATAATGGAACTGATACCGGAAATAATTGCTCCAACAACACCTGTCAAAATTGTCTTAATATAATCCCAGTTCACATAAACCGCACCAGCAAGCGCTGCGGCACCAATCGCCATCATTGCAATACCACGAGCAATGTTCAAGGGTCCTGTCCCAGAAAATGCCAGGATAGCACCGATAACAAGGAACGCGGTCGATAGAATAACAAAAATCTCCGTGAGAACCTTCCTCAAATCATCGGTTACTTCGCCCCATTTGCCGCTTGCGATGTTTGCAAGTCCAATCGCACCGGCAGCCATCAGCCCAAGCCCAAGCGGGATATTCGTGCCGGTGAAAAACAGGATTGCGCCCAGTGCCAGCAGCGAGCCGGAGAGGATTGCGGTCAGCCGGTTGAGTTCCCGCTGGTATTCCTCGGTCTGGAATTTGTCAAAGTCCGAGAAGTCAGGGGAAACACCGCCGCCCCCGCCACCGGAATCCTTGTTGCTGTTCAGCTTGTTAATCTGGTCAAAACTTGCCAGCTGCTTTTCAGCCTCTTTCGCTGCTGCGCCAACGCCGGATATGGCGCTTGCCTGCTTATTCAGTGCTTCCGCAGACTTGGCGCTCCCCAACAGTGTGCCGCCAAAAAGCAACGACAGCAGGTTTCCTACCACCTGCACCACAGATGTTAGGATGCGCAATAGTGACACTGCCCATGGGATTATCTGCGCTGCAAGCGGCTGGAATGCCGTGAGAAGCGCACCTTGCAGCTTTGCCAGTTCCGCACGGTACTCCTGATTGGTGTTTAACAGCTTCCCAAAGTAGGAAACCGCACTGCGCAGTGCAGAAGAAATCAGATTGTACACCAGGGCGGAACGTGCAATACGAAGCATTCGTTTCTGAAAGCGTTCCGCCGATGCCGAAGCTCTGTCCAGTTGCTTCCGCACGGCCTCCCCCGCTTTCGCCTGTTCCTCCTGATTGGCAAGGTCTTCCGCCTTTCCCTTTGCGGTTTCAAGCGCAGTGGTTAGGTGTTCCACTTCCGCAGATACCGCCTCATACCGGCTGTGGAGCTTATCGGCATCTGCATCCTGGGCTTTCAGGATTGGCTGCTGCATCTGTAATTCTTTGGTGATTGCTGCCTGACGGCTTGCTGCACGGCCATAGTCGGCGGCTGAGGTATTCTTGTCGCCCATAACGGCTCCCAGCTCCCGGTACTCGCGTTTGAGTGCCCGGATTTTTTCGCTGGTGGCCTTGGCCGCATTCATGGCATCTTCCAATTTGGATTCAATGCCGGATTTTTCGCTCACTTTCTCAGCGAGTTTTTTCTCAGTTTTTTCGATGTCCTTTCTGGTTGCTTCCAGCTCCTTGGCGATATGCTTTCTGTCACCAAGGATGGAAATCACAACAGAGCCATCTTCCATGACAATCCCCCCTTATGTCCACTCCGCGAGGAGTGCATCATCTGCGGCGGTGTAGCTATCGTGGAGGTCTACCATATCCCGGTTTTTCTGATACCATTCCTTCTCCGAGGCATCCAAGGGTTTCCTCTTGGATTGCTTTTCTCGGATTTTCAGGATTTGGGCGAACAGACAATCGCCCATCTCCATATAGGCAGAAAGAAACGTCCACCAATGCAGCCCGCCGGTATTTGTTTGGCTATCATAGAGAATAGACCGCACATCCTGCCCTATCGTTTTGCTGATGGGCGGGATAATGTACTTCAAATCCTGCTCCCAGCTCATGAGCGTAGGCCCGTCACTGCTTTTGTTACCATAGCTAATGAAGTCGTAGCACTGTGCGATGGCCTCCTGATAACATCGCATAGGGAGTTTCTGAAAGTCCACATAAAAAATTTTCAGGGCACCGAAATACTTCTCGGAGTCCTGGAAATCTGGACTGTTCAGGATATTGATAACATCAATAACGGCACGGAAATCATACCGGATAGCGTAGCTCCGCCCGTCAACCTCCAGGGAAGTTGGCAGCGTTAAATAGTCCATCACACGTTATACTTGCCCTCGTACTTGGACACAAACGCCTGGAGCTTCGGGGACACCTCTACCTTGGCAGAGGCTGCTGCATCAACCTCATCAATAATCGCCATCAGGAAGTTGGTAATCAGGGGCGTTCCCAGGTCGGTGATTGTCCAGAGGTTCACGCGCCCGAAGAAATTCTGTGCAGTGCCATCACCGAAAATTGCATCCAGGCGCTCCCGTGCCCACCGGTCACGCTCTTTGGCAATCTTGAAAACATCCTGCTTGTCCTCCGGGGGCTGTTCCTCCAGCTTCAGCCGGATGTCCTCCGCCAAATCGTAAACATCGCTGACGAAGTTTACGTCCTTGGGCGAGAAAGTGACAGCGAAGCCAGCATCGTTCGTGATGCTTGCCGTAGTAAGATTGGTGGTAAACTTCATTGGTCTCAGCCCTCCTTATACAACGCCCGGAGCAAAGGTAACAGTGCCATCGGTATCTTTGGAAACAGTGCCCACCGTGCGTGTGCCGCCAAAGGTAACCTCTGCTGCAAGCGTCAGGTCATCGCCGCCGTCGCCACCATTCCGGGAGACAGCAATAGCAGAGGCATCGTAGACCTCTGCAAAATTTTTGCTGGAATCCCCGGAATAGAAATGGGCAACCATGACCTCCTGATTTGCAAGCGCCTGATTATCCTGGTCCCGAATACCCAGCTCCCAGAGTTTCACAACGGCTGCATCGCCACTGTCAATGGGCAGCGGGTCAAAGGACTGCGTAATGGTGGGCTTTTTCAGCTTCGTGAAAATGTTGCCCAGAATGTCCCGCTCCGTATTCTTGCCCCAGTCGTAGGCCATGTTGGAAGAAGACACACGCTTTCCAAAAGCGCTCCACTTCTTCGCACCAGAATCGCCGGTATTCAGGTAGGCAATCATCAGCTCTCTGGCAACCGTCTGCCCCGCTGTGGTGTTAATGGATTTGTTCTCAGCCATAAATATTTCACCTCATGATATTGAATGTGTTTTTGTAAGTCGCATTGATGGAAATGCACCATTCCTCGATGCCATCGTCATAGGCTTTGTCCAGGTATGCCGGGGATGTACGGGAGATGGTCTTGATTCTCCTGCTGCCGTCAGGAGAGAGAAAAGCATCAATTTGGGTTGGATTGGCGGACGGAACAGCCTGCTTTTCAAGCCACTTTCCCAGCAAATCCAGAAATTCCTTAATGCGCAGCCTTGCTTCCTCGTTTTTAGGCGCTGCACGATAGATGATGACAAAGGGATATTGGCACGTTTGATAACAAGTTCCAGTAATATCCTTCGTTTCCTTAATAACCGCCGCACCGGACAGCGGAAAAAAGCCGATTCCGCTTGTTTGCTCCAACGTGGAAAAACATACCTTCCGCCCATTCATGGATGGGAAAGTGTTGATTAAGTCCATCAGCATCCGGCTCAGTGTTTCTTCGCCGTCTATATCCAGTTTTGCCTGCGGGGGTGGAATTGTCTGCGTCATGCGTTACCTCCCAATTTCTCTCTTAAAACCAGCAACCCAGTAATTCTTGTTTCTGGCTTTTGCAACGTCAAACCACTGCGCTCTTGCCTCCGGGCTTGAATATTTCAGATTCCGGTCTGTTGCCACCAATTTTGCGCCCTTGCGAAAGCGGAACACGAACTCCCCACCAGGGCCAGTAGGTATTTTTCTAGGCCCTTTCCCGGTATCAGAATCGACCATTACCTTACCCATGTACTGGTATCGACCATATGGCCCAGGGAAAACGACCCTGCGCCCATTATCCTCAGTGCGGGAACGCTGTTGCAGGGAGCCTGTAACGTGCGGCATGACCGCACGGCAGTCTTGCAATACCTGCTCAGCCAGCCATAACTGCGCCTTGTCAAGGCCAGCTGAGAGGTTGCCAAAGCGGAGGTCAACGGCAATGTTTGTATGCACATAGGAAACATTAGGGAAATGCTCCATGTCCGACATTTACTTTCCTCCAATCTCATAGTGGGGAATCAGACCGTAGTATACGGAAGATGTCAACAGATGGACTCCATCATTGGAATTGTTCATAGCATCGTAAAACCCAGATTCATAGTCAGCATCCCGGATGGGAACTGCTGCCTCTGTTTCGCCCTCTGCAATAAAATCAACGCCTGGGGCGAATGTGATGCATTTGTCTGGGCTGGCACACACAGCGTATGTTTTCGGTGGGAAATAGCGCTTTTCTCCACCTTTGGAGATGATTGTTCCGCCTTGTGTGCAGGGGATGGATGCCTCGAACGATGTGGCAGAATTTCCGCCGTGCAGGGATGCCGCTGCTGCACCAGTGACCCAGCAGGACACCCCTTCTATAACGGTAGGATACCACATCCCGGATTCTCTGTGAAAATTCCATAGCGTAATCGTTTGGGTGTGCATCACCCCACCCCCCGATAAAGCAGGTTTACGCCATTTGCATCCGGGATGTTGGAAAGATACTCTGCCGCAATACGGTACAACAGGGCCAGTGTTTCCTCCGCAGACGATGCCGCTTTGCTGTACACGGAGTTACCGGAATTGACGCTGGCATAGCTGATGGATTCTTTGCCGGATGTCACAGACGAAACAGCACCGCAGACAGACCCATTTGCGGCTGTCTGCGGTGCTGCTGCACGGCGATGAATATCCACTTGATATAGGGCATCGGCAATAGCGCAGGTTGCCTTTTTTACCTTTGCCGCATGGGCTTCTACCCGAGGGAATGCGGTCATGAGCCGCCCGCAGGTGATGAGGTCGAGCACATCGCTTGCACGTTCCAACCACTTACCGATTCCGTCACCGGCGGTATACTCGCCGCAATAGGTATTTATATAAAATGTGGTATCAGCGTATGCCATAAGTCACAGCTCCTTAGGCGACAGTGGTGTACTGAGTAGACTTGGAGACCAGTTTCTTCGTCAGTGCGTTGGAAACGTGCAGGATGTTGCCGGTCTGCACGTTCCGATACTTCGCAGCGCTACCCTTTTCAGCACCGCCCTGGACAGGCGTGAAAATCAGGTCAGGCGTAACAACGGAGGTGCCGTTGTGGTAGAACAAAGAAATCGCCCAAGCGTTGCTCAGGGGGATTTTCTCGGCGGTGTACTGGTCGCTCATAACAGGCTGCGCAACCGCACCATCAACCATCAGGATAAACGGGCAGCCAGCGGGCAGGTTGATGCTGGAAACAACCTCAACACCATGCCAGACGTAGAATTCCTCATCGCCGGTATCAACGTTGGAACGCACCTGCTTGTCCAGGCTATTGCGAATCTTGCCGTACCAGGTGCTGTTGAGCACCATGTGAATCATCTGGCGAGGAACGCCATCGACGAAGGCATTCTTGGTGTTTTCAACTTCCTGAATGCAGGATTCCAGAACCTCCTCAACGGCACCAGCGGCAAGGTCAACCTCAATCTTGGTGGCGTTATCAGCTGCACACTTGTAAAACTTGGTGTCCAGATAAGCCGCCATGCGCAGAACATGGTTGGAGGAACGGCGGGACATGAGGCCATCCACGCCGCCGAGCTTGATGTCCTTTTCCTCGATTTCCTCCACAAATTCCTTGTCGTCGTCAATCATGACAACAACTTCCTCTGCCTTGATTTTTTCGCCGTTTCCTGCTGCACGAGCAGTTCCATAATCTTTGGGGGTAGCGTTTGCAAATCGCTTTGCAACGACGCTGCCGGAACGGGGGTCACCAGACAGGTCTTTGTTTTTCATTCGTGCCGAAGTCAGACTGCGCATGACGTTGGCAATCACATTGCCATACAACTCCGTCAAATACAGTTTGGCATCATCAGTGGTCAGCAGGGACAGGGATTCAATACGTGCCATTTACATAACATCCTTTCTTTCAATCAAAATACATAGGGTACGGTGAATTTCTTCTCGCCGTCACCCCGGTCTTTCCCAGTGGGACCGGTAAAATTGGGAGCTTTTCTCCTGGCGGCTTCTGCATCCGCCTCCTCTGTCTTCTCCTCTGCGGTTTTGTAGAGGTTGGAATCCTTTTCCTTGGCAGATTTCATAAAATCGTCAAAGCCAAGGAAAGCGCCGTCCTTCCATTTGAGGCCAGTTTCTTTGGCCATGCACTCACTCTGGAGGGCAGACCGCGCAAAGGGGGATGCGATGCCGTAGGAATCGAATTTCTCTTTCAGCCAATCCCGCTGGTCGCGCTGGGTAATCTTCTCTGTGTAATCCTTTTCCAGCTGTGTCGCTTTTGCCTGCCAATTGGCAACTTCCTGCTTCACTGTGGCAGGGTCAATGCCATCAAAGGATTTCAGCGTTTCCTCGGCGGCTTCTGCGCGGGTTTTGTACCCATCTCGCTCATCCTCAACGGATTTACGCTCCTTGTCTTTGGCAGCCTTGGCGTGTTCGATGTCAGCGCCATTGATTGCCATGACCTTCGCAGCAACCTCCTCGGAGATTCCCAGGGCAATAAGTTCTTCCTTCTTCATGTTGCTTACCTTCCTCGCCATACGATTTTTTACGACTTTTCTTGTCAACGGCGGCACGGATTATTACGCTGACGGCGCAGCAAAAATAGTTGCCCTCCGCCGGTACTGCCCCGGCAAAGTCTGAAAAGGACATGAGAAAGCCGCCAAGTCAATTTACTGGCTCGGCGGCTAAATGAATATATTATGATGCTGTCAGAAGGCATCAGGAATTAGGACATCCTGAAATTTATCGATGATGCTTTCAAATATCAAAGCAAGCTCCTTTGGCTCTGCTGTCACTGGGTCGAACTCATAAGGAAATCGTTCCATGATTTCATCATGCAGACTGTCCAATTTATCAAAGGAATAGTCAATGCTGTCAGACAGTGTCACCCCCATATAAGCAGCCAGTGCGCTACGTTCCTTTTCCGTAAACACGGATGCAACCCCTGTCACATCAATCCCTTCTTTCTCAGTAATTTTCGCAATGTCTTTTCTTTCATCGGCCAAACGGTAGCAACCTTTCCCGTATCCACGTTAATCGGAACAATGGCTTTTCGACCAAGGAACTGCTGCGACCTGTCCACTCTTATCGTACCAAGGTCAAGCGGGTTTGTCAATGCATCTGCAATGTCCTCTGCGGTCAAGCCACGGAATTTTGCCCGGGTATACACATGTGCGGAGACTTCTGTAATCGGGACTCCGGTGGATGTGATATTGGCCCGCATAATGGTTTCGTTGAAACTTCTCATATCCGCCTCAATACGAACGGATTTTCGAGCTTCTTCTCTCCCCCACTTTGCCGTATGTAGACGGTCACTCATTACCCGTAGACCATTGGTATCACAAAAATCCTGATATACACGGTTTTGCTCCCCCAGGAGCTTATTTGTGCGGTTATAATCCTCTTTGAGCTTTTCCTTTGCATCATCATCGGTACAGGCATCCGAAGCAGACTCCAGCGCAACCAGTTTATGCTTTGTTTTTCGTATTGCCCGTTCCATACTCCGTTGCTGTTGGGAAAGGTCGTAAGCTTTTTTATTTTTCTCTGCATCGAAGTTCTTGAACGGATTATGGTCTGGGTCGCCTGGGCCAAAAGAGTGCCGGCAATTCCACCCACTCAGCCCATCCCCAGTTCCATAGCCTGTGTTTTCGGCAAAATTGGGGTATTTATCGCTAGTACCGGATAGGCTGTATAGTTTTCCCTGCCACCAGAAGTGATTTCCGGGGTTTTCGCCACCGTCACCGTATCGAGCACCAATATGGGCAGATACCCGGATTAGGTCCCATCCGTTGTCCTTCATGGACTGAATCGTCATATTCCCGGATGCCTGAGCCGTTCCCGTTCGGATGCAGCGAAGTACAGCCGTTTCGATGGTGTCAACATGGCCTGATGGATATTTCACTTTCAACTGGTGCTGTGCCAATTCATTTACAGCCTCAACCATGGCTGCCGTGTAAGACTGTGCACCGGACATCACTTTCAAATGGGCATCATCGCATACGGAAATGAACCGCAACTGGCTTGCGCCAGCGATTGTTTGGCAGAAGTTGGAGACCTCACCAGCCGTCCGCAGGTAGCAGTCTGTTAGTACTCGCATAAGCCCTTTATCCTTCAGGATGGGAACCGGTTCTATCCCGTGTGACCTGTAGAATGCTGCATCCGATTCCCACGCCTTGATTCCTGCTGCCTCAAATATCTGCCGAATCTCATCATCAGCCAGCGATGTCCAACGCCGGATTTCAGCAGTCAGGGCATCATAGTGCCCCGCTGCCGCCTGATAGACCATCAACTGCCATTTGTCGGTAGCTCCCAACGATAGCAGCTCTTTTCGGTTAAGGCAGGCCACCAGGCGGCTAATAACATCCTTGGTAATCCAGGTCGTGAGGATATCCAGCTTTGGATACATGGTGTCGGCAATATCCCGCAGTTCTTCCGGGCTAAGCATTATAGTGCTCCCGCCTCCCGCCACGCCTTGTAAATTAGAGGTCCCCGAGACGCAATCCAGTCCACCATTTCTTCGTTGGTTGCCCAACCGTTGCCAGAAACGAGGCTGTTGTCCGACAGCCCGCTTTCGTTAAGGAACGCATGGACGATTTCGTGTCGAAGCGTGTGCATTTCACAAAGTTTCACGGTTTCCTCTGGCTCATGCTGCCAGCCTGGATATGTAGACATGTCACAGTAGACAATCAGCTTCTGCCACCTGTTGCAATATCCATCAATGCCGCTGCGGTCAAACGCATCGTCTTCATCGTATTTTTTCTTTACGATGCGGTATTTCGTTCCGCTGATACTCACATCCATGCTTACTCCTCCTCAAAAAGCCCCCTGGCCTTTATCTTCTCTGCTGCCTGGGTGAACCGCTTTGCTTCCTCCTCCGACATCTTTTCAAACTTAACGAGGTACAGCCACGCAGGAATCCATCCATTCTGCACATAGGATTTCCAATTGGCCTTATCTTCTTCGTAGTTATATGTGATGTCCCCAAAAGAATAGGCAACCTCGTAGCTGCCCATTGGAGCTAGATTCAGCAGACTTGCAAGAGCATCTGCCCCTTTCAGTGCCCGGTCAATAGCTGCTTGCAAGGCATCCCGGTCAGCTTTAATGGTCTGCACCGTGTCCCGGTCGTCTGCCTCCACCTGGGTTGCCGTAATCATGCCGGACTGTCCGTCCAGGACAAACACGCCCTCGCTGAATCCGCACTTCACGCCCAACAGGGACAGGTTGAAATTGATGTCCTTGATTCTTGATTCCGTGAGCAACGTGGCAGAATGTTCGTGGATTGCGCTTGTATCGCCGTCATTGACACCAATGCCCAACCCCTGCACCCAGCGTGGAAGTGTTGCCCCATTCTTTTCTGCGTTTCTAAGCACAACCTGCCCGACAAAGGTAACGTGCTTGCTGTCCTCAATTTCAGCGTCCTTCCTGGAAATCGCAATGTCTACAGCCTTCAATTCTTCAATCGCACGGCCGTAGACAGGCATTCCAAGAGGCGAATTGCTGTCGATAATGTTAGAACCGGGGACACGATAAAAGCCCCACAGAGGGGCTTCCAGGTTCGCAATATGCACTTCATCCCGCATATCCTGCCAATCTTCTACCGAGGACAGCGGCACAGGGTCTCCAAGCACTACCTGCCGGTCGATTTGTCGCACCCTGTTGCGAAACGCCTTGTTCGTCACGATATAGATTCCGCTATCAAATCGGTGCCATTCCAACCGGGTGTATTTGGTATCTTTGGACTGGATTGCAAAGACTGCCCCGGTGATACTGCCGTTATCATCTACATGGGTAATGCCAAATTCATCAGGGAGCAAGAAGTCCCAGCTCCGACCGTTGAATTTGAACAGGATTCCACCCATGCGGTCAGCATCAGCCAGTTTATCAGGCAGCAGTTTAAGCAGCTCATCCGCCAACCCCTGTAGATAATCCGCCCGCGCAGAGCCGGAAATTGCAATGCCAATGTCCAGTGCGGTCAACTTCGCACGGGTGTTGGCAATAAAGTCTGCCATATTGATGGTTTTTATATCGTCTGCCGCATTTTTCCAAGGCGGTTTTCCTGTTGAGATGTTGTCCCACAGCAAGAGCGAATCATCCATCTTGTCGGATTTAATACACTGGACACCGAAAGCATCCTCGATGCCCTGATACCCTCTAATCATTGTCTTCACCTTCCGAATTAAATCTTTGAAGAACCCCATGTGTGACCACCTTTACACTATCCATTTCCACATATTCCGCAGTACTGTGCGAACAAAATAGCGAATCATATCCATAGCGTGGTCATTTTCCTTTAAGACCACATCCTCATCCTTGCTTTCATCCCAGCAGTACGCTTCAAACTCATTGAGTGTGTTGGTGCAGTTACTCCCAATCAGCAGCTTACCGGAATTGATGTACTTCGTTACATCCTGAATGCCATTTAAGACATCATTGTCTGCACGGGTAACCAAATAATCACCATATTTTTGTATAGTTTCTATCATGGAGGATGCAGAGGGGTCAATGACGATATACTGGATAGGGATGTCGCCAATTAAGTCGCAAAGCATCCTGTAGTATGTCTCATTGTCAACACGGTTTCTCGTTCCGCCGTCATAGTACAGTTCCCGAACCATTGTGGCGGTGCGTGCCACCTCGTCCACATCCCAAAGGCCAGCAGCAAACGGGTTGACAGTGCCATAGTCGATAGACACATAGTAGCTGTGGTGTCGGTTATATTCAGGGATGTCATACACCACATTTTTTGACCGGCTGAACATCGGGTACACGAGCCCCTCTGCACGCATACGCTTTCCGAGGATGTCCCGCGCATACCAGATGGAATCTTCATCATATTTTGATATGATTTCCTGCACTCTCTCAGGCGGCAGCGTGGCATTATCGAATATGGTGAAATGCTGATAATTATAGCCAGACGGGAACGCCCCTGCCTTTTGCTTAGCTGCGTACTTGTCAATGTAGTCCGTGTAGATTGGATGTGTTGGGTTAGATGGGTTTAAGTCCCAGAACACCTTGATTCGCTTTGCTGCAAGTTGACGGTTGAACGCTTCCTTGATAAAGGTGTCATGGTGCTGGTTGATTTCCGTTGCAATCCACATTCCGTAGGAATTGCCACGGATTTTGCTGAACGAGTTTGCAACGCCCCCGCCGGCGAAAATAACAATCTTCTCGCCTGTAGGTGTGTTGATATACAGGCAATCATTATCCCGGTATCTACCCCAGTGGCAGCGCCCCCGGAACTGTGCCTCCAAGCCATACCCATTGCAAACACCAATATTCAGTTTTGCATTTCCTATGGTTGCTCCGGACGCCAGGTGGAATTTATCAGGAGCTGTTTCCAGCTCCGCCGCAAAGGCAAAAACATTGTCCACCGTTTTACCGGCTCGAACAGCGCCCTCGGCAACATTTATTTCACAAGTTCGGCATCGGCGCATATAGTCGATGTGCATCTGCCCGAACTTGAAATCAAGTGTTGCTGCCGCCGTCATCGCCATCGCCAAAAACCACCCTTCGGATTAGGTACATATCCTCAACTTCCGTACTGTTGGAGGTCTTTGCCGCACGGATTTTGTTTAATGCTTCGATAGACCGCTGCTTCTGGGACTGGCATCGAGTAAGAGCTTCCTCCAATTTCAGCACGATGCTGTATGATGCTTCCGATGTCGTTTGCAGCCTATATGCCTTGCCCGGCAGAAGCTCCCCACTGTCTACCTTTTTCTGGATTCTTTTGTCATGTTCGTTCTTGTCTTTTTCATCCTCGAACGCCCGGCGTTCCTCCGTCCTGACGGCAGTTGAGGTATATACCGCTTTTTCGCTGTACAGGCTTATGCTTTTCATGATGCGGCGTTCCCGGACAGATAGCAATTGGATTTCCTGTATCAGCAAATTTTCCTCGTCCGGTTCCATTGACTCAATCAACTTTTTTTCATCCTTGCTTAACGTATCGAAGAAAATTTTTGAGTATCCGCCATGGACACGCCGGTTCTGATTACCCTCCGGCGCACCATGACCGACAGCATTCTGATTTCCAATCGGTGCCCCATGACCGACAGCGTTCCGATTTCCAGGTTGCGCTCCACGCTTTTTCGGAGTCTTATTCTCATCCTCCTTGCGTTTTTCATCCCACTTATCTTCGCACTTCCATTTGCGGATAGTGCTTTCCGAATATTTTAACTTGGCGGCAATGTCGGCCAATTTTATAGTTCCTGGTTCTGATTTGAGCCACAGTTTCAACGCTTTCTCCCGGTCCGGGTTTCTGGCTCTGCCCACCGCCACCACCTCTCGTTTCGATTTTAATGGTACAGCCAGGGCTTTCACCCTGGCTGTTGATGATTATACCTTCTTGTAGATTGCCGCCCGATTGTACCCGGAAACATCCTGCGTCATCATTGCAAGAAAATCGTCACGAGTAAAGTCCGACAGCCTGAAAATTTCCTCTGGGCGCATTCCGAGCTGCTTCCCGATTTCTGGAACGGTTCTACCCTCGGCCAGAAGGCGCTTAACGATTGCCTTCATCGGCTCAAGGAGGTGCTGACCTCTGGCTCTGTTGTGGGTGATGGTGCCAAAGATATCATCGTCTGCATCTGCGTGGTCAACAATGACCACCGGCACTTTGCCCCCCAGCTTCGACCGCAACGGTTCCCGCCCTGCTACTGTCCAGCGGTGGAACCCATCAATAATGGTGTAATCCGGGCGCACAACAATCGGCAGCGTCCAGCCGTTCGTTTCAATGGACTGAATCAGAAGCTTCAGGTTGTCCTCACTGACCTTGTTGGGGTTGTAATCATTCGCTTTCAGCATATTACGGTCCACCCACTGAAGGGAATTCAGCGGTGCAAAAATATCAACATTCGCCATCTGTGTTCACCCCCTTCCTGGAGGCAACATCAGCACGGGTTTCATCTGCGTATGCACCAAAAACAGATGTATACAGAGCCCGCAGCGAGCGGAGTTTCGGATCTCCGGCTACCAGCGCATCGTGCATCTTTTTCAGTTCCGCTTCACGCATAATGTCGCTAAACTTAATGAAGAATCTCTTGTAGACATTCCCAACATGCTGTGTGCCAGGGTTTGTAAATCGCTGGTTGAACTCAGAAAAAAGCATCCGATTCAGTTCCGCCCGGTAGTCTTTCCCGGTGTCGCCCTCGAGCGCTGCCCGTTTTCTGGTCTGGCGCTTGAAAAGCTCACTGTCCCAATACAGAAGCACCATATAGGCGTTCGGCTCACGGGCTTCGATTCTGCGCCAAAGCTCCGGGTCTGTCTCCGCCACATTTAGAATGCTCTGAACGGTTTCAGCGGCAAAGAAATTAGAAAGTCTAAGCCTATTCCTCGCTCTTCCGGTTCGGTAGAGGTCAATATAGGCATCCGGGAAGTCAAGGTTGTGCTCCTTGATGTAGAGCCAGACATCGGTATCTGCCCAGTCGTAAATGGGGTATACTGCCTGTCTGCCTGTCAGGTTGCCAGCAGACATACAGATATTGGCAATATATTGGAGCCGCTGGACAGATTCACAAGCCCTCACCCCCAGCAGCTGTATGCCATCTTTTGTGATGCAAGAGCAAAAGTCCTGATAGTTCATTTCTCCCGGGTATGCCAGATAAGGGCTGCTGCGGATAGCAAATGGCGGTGGATTGCGAATCCATACATTTTCCTTTCCCGGCTCCCATGTTATCCACCGCTCATCATTTTGCAGATGATGCAGGATGGAAACCTGTTTCAGTGGCAAGCAGTACCATCGAAACTCAGCGCCAACAGACATAAACCGTTTGCGCCAGCGCATTGCCATCTGTTCCATGCTTTCATAGATGGACTCCTCATCAACAAACAGCACCGTTAGTTGCTTTGCGTTGATTTCACCGTGTAGAATCAGGTCGTAGACAATGTGTGACATACACAGACTGTCTTTTCCGGCTGAAAAGGACATATAAACTTTTATACCATTGGAAAAGACATTTTTCACTCGCTGTCTCGCCGCATCGACAACGGATATATTGCCATAAATCTTCTTTACAGCCATATCCGTTCACCACACTTCGGGCAGACAAGGAACTGCCGTTTCTGTGCCCCCACAGGCTCAGAAACCGGTGCTTGTTCATGTGATACTTCCATATTCCCTGTGGCGAAAGTACCGTTGGATTCAGTTGCAACCGGTTTCCTGCCCGTTTGAACATCAATGCGCTGCGCTTCTTGTGCAAAAGATTCCTCCCGGCGTGCATAATCGGCAGATGCCTGCTGCATCGTCACCCTTGTTTCCTCCCCGATTGTCCCATAACCACAGATGATGTCATCTGCAATATCAACATCTGCGGTAATCGTCCGCAGGAGCTCCGGGTCATAACCGGGGATGTCAACATCACCTTCCAGCTCTGCGATGATGTCATCAAAAGCCTGGACATCATCTATCCCCAAATTAAAAATGCGGTTGTCGGCAAGCATCAGCTTCTTTTTCTCTGCCTCTGTCAGCCCTGTCACAACGTAGCAATCTGCATCCGTTCGCCCCAGTGCTTTCAGCGCATCGAATAGGCCGTTGCCCGCAAGGATTGTATGTGATTCATCCACCACGATGGGGCGTATCTGCCCAAACATCTCCACAGATCGCTTGAACTCTGAAATTTGTTTGTTAGAATGGAGCCTGACATTCCGCTCCGGCTTTCTCAGTTCTCCAAGTGGAAGCTTCACGACATTCATCGTCCTGCCTCCTTTGCAAGAAACGCCTTCGCAGTTGGAATCTTCTCTGCCGCGGCAAGGATGATGGAGGGGTCAATATCATATACCTCTCTATATCCCTGTTCCAGCGTGCAGCAGAACTCCCGTTCCGGCCATGCGTGTGTACCTTGCACATATCCGTCTTTCCAGTTGTAGATAGGCGGGAGCAACAGATGGTGATAGTGGATGTAGCCCAGAAGCACCTCATGCGGCCAATCTGCCATAGGAGCAAATCTGACCTCGCCGCTGTTTTTTCGGATATACCCATCCCGACCACACACATTGCCGTCAATCGTGCGGTGACCAACAAGCAGAATGTCAAGATGCTTGTCAAAATACATTCTGGTGAACGGTCTGCGCTGGCTGATTTGATGCCACCGTTGGCCAACTGCCCCCTGAGCGAAGATGAGTTCCTGATTCCTGGAGAGCCAGTCAAGGCCATAGCCGGTGTGCATCATCGTCACGCCTGCTGGCTTATGCTCTTTACACCACTGCACGAATGCAGGATAATCAAGGTCACAATACGCCATATAGCCTTCAGTAACACCGGCGTCCGCACAAAGAGCAGCAAGAACAATGCTGTCTTTCCCGCCGCTCCATGCAAACGCCACATGATTCCTGCTTGCGGCATCACGGATGTTACTCACGGCTTCTGCTGCATACGCTTCTACTTCATCGGCAGAGATAAGGTTCTCGATATTCTCCACTGCATACAACCAGTCGGAATTATTGCTTGTCTGCTTTCTACCAAGGTAATGCCGCATCACGCCACCGCCTTTCTTTCCGAGCGGTGCCAGATAAATGCGGCAATAAACATTCCGACAATCATCCAGATTCGGACGTTTTGCAGCATCGTCCACACGCCAAGCGCCCCCATTGGAAGCACCACTTGCCATAGCACTACTGCACCGATGTCAATGGCTACGCCAAGGCGCTTCCCAAAATTGACCATTGCACCGTAGATAAACGATGACAGAGAGGAAACGGCAATCAACGACACCAGAATGCCTTTCAAGAGGTTTACCGCAGGAGAATAGGTTGTAAAAGCGCCAGCCAGCACAAACAGCAGATAAAAGCCAAACAGCAATCCTCCTCGGATAAACGCTTTCTGCATATCCACCTTTGCGGTTCCTTCGTCATTGCTATCGTTGTAATCCAACAGTTCCCAGAACGACGGATAGAAGAAGCCGCCGGTAGAAAGCGTAAAGCAGAGCCATGCGTTGCGCTTCAGCTCTGCCGGAATGATAGTAGCTGGAATAGAATGTACACCGTTCGTAGCCATAGAATATACAACCAGAACGGCAATTAAGGCGTATACCAGAACCCAAGAGAAGTTATCCGTTGCAACGTTCCGGAATGTCGCCCGTTTGAGATAGAACAGGATAAAGAATGCCGACAGGCCGTAGACAATCCAGTAGGATGCTTTGCTGCCGATGACGGTCGGCGCAAGCATTTCATGGATTCCATTCGCGTTAATCCAGATTTGGAACACGCACATCAGCCCCATCAAAATCTGAATGGGCTTCGATGCCGCTACCTGCCGGAGTTTTGGAAAGCGCTGGGCCACTAAGCCAAACACAATGCAGCACAGGGTGTTGCCAAGTGCCCATAACAACCAGGGGAACAGACCGCTTTCCCGTGCGACCTGGGTGCCGACAATAAAAGAGCCAGCTCCCGCCCATGTTGCAGCAATAGAAAGCGAATAGTAGTACGAAGGGTTGTCCTTGAATTTTTTTGCGAGTTTCATATTTCCTCCTTTATCGGAGCGCAGTGCTTCCGCTGTGGCGACAGTTTCAGTCACGGCGCTGGTGCCTGTAAAGGAGCGAACAGGCTGTGTTTACATCCTCCTTCCGCAAATGATAAGCCCCTGAACTTCTCAGCAGAAATCCAGGGGCTTTGCATATGATAAAATTTTACAGTTGCATCATACCACATCCCGCAGGACATTGCAATGACACGTTTGTGACATTGAGATTTGCTCATTGCCTATTGACGGCACGCCCTATTGGGCGTATACTGATTATAGTCAAACGCATACTACACAAACCATTATTTACAAGGAGCAATATCCATGAAAACACCAGAGGAATTGATTAAACAGTACCATATCACGATTGCCTACGTCTATGAGCAAGGAAAGGGTACGGTCCCAAGTGGGAAAATCCAAATTAGAAACGGGGACGTTGCTAGGAAAAACGGAGACTTTGACGCTATCGTTGCGGCAAAGCCGGAAATCATGGCAATTCTTGCCGCAGCCGACGAGGCTAAGTTCCGAAAAGCAAAAGAACGGGAAGCAAAAATTGATGCCATCCCTGGTCTGAAAGAAATTCGTGCTGCCCGTGCCGACCTCCATGCGTGGCATGATGAATGGGAAGCATCCTTCTGTGATGTCGGCGGTCTTGGTGTCCGCCCCCGCCCGGAGTACGATTTTGAGGAGATGTATAAAAAGTATCCGCGTGCAAAGGCCTATCTTCAAGCAGAGGCATATTCGTGCTCTGAAAACTTTTCAAAAGCCGCATCCGGTGTGAAAGCGTTGAATGCTATTATTGACGGTGCTGACCCAGCAACAGCCATCGCAGCAATGGAGGCTGAGTGGAGCGACTACTGCACTCGTCATATGTGGGATTGAAAAGGAACCGAGATGATGTGAGATGACAGTGAAAAACGACAAAATGGATTTATCCAAATGCCAGCTCATTAAGGCCGCTAGAAATAAGCTTGGACTATCGCAGCTACAGCTCGCAAACAATATTGGCGTTGGCGTTCGGTACATCCAAAAAGTGGAGAACGGCGAAGCCGCACTCGGGTCCATGTCCGCAAAACTATTTATGTCTCTATCCGACTGTCTTAAAATCGACCCGCACGAACTTCTTTGATTCTATTAAAGCCCTCAGGATTCCCTGAGGGCTTTTCACTATTTACTTGTTTTTCCTTATTCCATCAATCCCGAAAATCAAAGCGGCAATTTTCCCGTATGCATCGTCAATATCCCGATATATCGTGCGCTCAGTGCAGATATGGTCGTTGGCAAGCTGCCGGATGGTCTTCGGCGGTTCTTCGATGTATAGACCAGACACTACATCCCACCGGCGCAATTCTTCCGGTGTCCCTGCTGTAACGCAGTATGTGTGATAGAGTTTGAGCATCGTATCAATATGGGATACAATCGTCACCGTCCGAGCAACGGATTGCTTGATGCTCTCCACAACCATATCACTGTCATTCCCACGGTCAGACATTAAATCGATGATGTCATAGGCATCTTCATCTATGTCCTGGGCTGAATACACCGCATTTTCCGCATGAGACTTAAACATCCGATAGTTTTTAAGCAGCAGTTCCGTATTATGCAGCCGCCGGTCTACACGCTCATGTACGGTGCGTTCCGCTTCCCTTTTATACGCTGCCAACGCTGCCTTTGCGCCGGCATCTCCGGCAATGGCAGCAATCTCCGCCGCAAGCTCCTTGGATATTTTTGCAGTAGGTTTGCTCATAGATTCATCCCCCTATCATCGAAACGTCCTGTGGCTCTTAATGTCTCGGAACTCAATCCGATTGATAATCTCAAATCCTGCCATCCTGGCAATGTATCGGATGCACCCAACCAAATCCGTCACCCGCTGCTCATCCTTGGATGCAGTTTTAACAGCAGCATAAGCGGTAGGGTCTGCGCAACCGGAGCTGTTTTCCCAAGGTTTCGGCATTTACTTTCCCTCCCCCGGAGTTGTGAAGATAACAGTCTCCATCCGCTCCTCAAAAAATCTGGTAATTTCCATGCCATCGCCGTTGAGCGAGGCACCCATCCCCTTCAACACGGCATTCATCGCTGCTATCAAAAGAGGGTAATCTACCGGGTGATACTTTTCAACCAATGCGGTAATTTCTTTGCTGAATCTGCCAGTAAAATTGTCAATCACAGCACACATAGCAGCCTGATTGGCATCCAACATCGCCTCCAAAAACTTATCGCTATAGCTTTCTGCGTTTTTCATATTTATTTATTCCTCCAACTTCTCCGGTATTTTGAAATTACCAACCCCAAATAAACGCTTTTGCCCATTCTGGCAGTGGCATGTTGATAGTCGCCCGAATTACCGCCAGCCGGAAAAAGCCCCAGCTGTACCGCAGCGCCACCACCAGAGACAGCACTACCAGAATGATTAAGATAGTTTTTCTCCGCATTTCTTCCCCTTTTCCGTTGCCACCCGCTGCTTTTCTGCTTCTCGCAGGGCTAGGAATACCATCGTGTAAACCATTTGAGACGTTTTGTCATCCGACACGGGAATCAGCGGCGCTATGAAATTCCAGCAGTCCATGTAGGTCAAATCATGGTTCATTTTGTTCCTCCAAATCCATTTTGGAGCCGCAAGTGCAATATCTAGCCTTTCCAATCTTCGCTAGTTCAAAAGTTTTGCCACACTCTGAGCAGGTAATCAAAGCAAACATTAGCCTGAGCGCCGCGCCCTCGTAAATCGTACCATCTGGGTAGTCTACCACCCACCGTCCACGCCGCACCGGCTCCACATCGGCGGCGGGAAAATGCTTCACAGTTTCGATTGCATCCGAATAGCACATTTCTGAAAATGTCCCATGGTTACAAGCCGAAAGATTCTTGTTTAAGCGGTCAATCAACGCCTCCCGGCTGATGTAATCACTCATGTTCCGCCCTCCAATCTAGCTGTTTATGACACATCGGGCATTCAACCGGTTTTTGTTCTTTGGCAATTAGCCCAAGCTGCCGTTTACAGTGCGGGCAATATGGGACTCTCCACCATCCGAATGAGTTTCCTAGTTTCCACTTTACCGATTTGTAAAAAGGTTTGTTACAATCAGCCATTGTTCAATGCCTCCACATAGCACCAACTCTGGGGCGGGCGTTTGATTTCAACAGGCGCATATCCAAATTTCGTTTTCCGCAGCCCCTTGAATTCGCTCAGCGGTTTCGGGGTATCATAGACTTTCAGGTCGGAGATATGCCAGCCGTACATTACCTCCATTCCGAACGCATAATACCGAAATTCTTTCTCTTCCAGACATGCAGATTTCAAATCCTCGTCGGCAATCTCCCACCAACTATCACCGCAGTCGTAATCCATTCCGATTTCCGGGTGCGGGCAGTAATCGTAGTTGTACGTTGCTATGTTGTCACATGTGAACTCACCGACAACCAGTTTTCCGCCGCTCACATTGCATACCATCCCGCCGTGAACTTTGTAGCTCAGGTTTCCGGCAGTGCAATAAATGTAAACCTTAAAAGGCGTTCCCATATTGGGACGGGTCTTTCTGACTTCCAGCGTCTTTTCCCCGCTCAGGATTTTCTCCACCCACTCCGGGCGGATGCTGATAAGTACCGCTTTAGCCATGGTCAGCCCTCCCATAAAATTCCTCCAAGTCATCCTGCGCCTTATCGACAAAATCGGGGCAAGCCAAGCATTCCGGTAGCGGGTCATCCGTCATCAGGTCAACCCGTCCGAGACAGTAGATGCGGTCTTTCTTGCCGTCGTTCCATTCGTGAGACTGGTGCCCTCGCTTGCCCAGCGCACACTTAACTGTTGCCATCCTTCATCGCCTCCAATGCTTTCTCCGCTTCCTCGCGGGTCAAGAATACGGTCTTGCCAACATCACGCGCATCTATAACACCGCAACGCGATGTGTTCAGCATAGTCCTCCCATTAAGTGTGCTTATATCTGTCACAGTAAAACCGTAAACTTGCTCGACCGGGTAACTGCAAAATGTCCAAAGCCCGTCGCCCACCTTGCACGGCAGTACCACCAGCAGACCGGCCCTGTCGGCCTCGGCCAGCTCGCGTAGCCGGTCGTAGCTGCCTATGGCGTTCAGCGCTGACATCATTGCGCACCACTCGCCCCACATACTGTGGACTTCTCCCGGTGTCAGCCCCGTATCTAAATATTCCCGCAGCAGTGAGCAGTGCGCCGCCGCTACCGCCGTGCAGAACCCCCCGACAGCAGTGCAGTTCCCATTGTCCGTATGGCGAAAATTACAACGCAAGCAATTGTTCTTTTCCATCACTCCATCTCCTTCTCCCACCGAATTTTCATCTGCGCCGGGTATAAATCCACCTCCGGCCTGCGCTTTCCGGTCCACCTGAGACCGCCAGCTTGCCCAATGCACTTCCACCCGGCGGCCCGCAGGCTCACCCCGCTTTCACTGTCCAGTATGTAGGTCACAAGCCGCTTATAGCCCATCGCCCTTGCCGCTCGCCATGCGGCGGCGTACAGCATAGAGCAGGCATTGTGGGTGCCGTCTGTACATAGCCGATTGACCTCCAGCGTCCATCCGTCGTCCAGATACCGGCTCACCGGTCTGCCAACGATTGCAACGCCTACGATGTTTTCGCCATCTGCGCAGCCGATGGAAAACTTATGCCCAACAACCGGTTTATGATGTCGGTGGTGCTGTTCAACAAAGGCATTGGCTTCCTTTAACGTGATTGGGCATATATCTAGCATTTTCTCATATTCTCCTCCCCCGCCCGGGTTGCCCCGGGCATATTTACAATTTCTGTCAACTGAATGCAGACCACCTGGTCTTGCAATGCCGCAACCAGCGTCCCGCTTGCACTTTCTCTAAGCCCACTAAGTTCTCTCCGTCAAAGCCACAGATGAAGCAGTCTCCAACGAGGCCGGGAAACGGTAGGCTCTTGTTTTCCGGCAACCCCATCAGCCGTCCCTCCTCATTGCAGATAAGTGCGGTGCATACATCTAATTGGAGAAACTCGATATAACCGCCCACCACCCTCTGCATATTTTCCAAACTGTCTTCAATCCAAGCCACATAGGGTGCCCGATCCACCGGGCACATTACTACCCTGATTTTAGTCATTGCTACCACCCCCCGAGGTGAGCACCGCCATGATTAAAATCCCGATAAAGCAGCCCACCATCAGGCCGGCCATAAAAATAGTTACTTTCATTTTCTTTCTCCTTCCTTGACGCTGCATCCGTCCATAAGGTACAATTTTCCCCCCTCGACCAACAATATCATGTCATTTACACTTTTCCTGGTGTGATGATGTACCAGCGCAAACACTTCGGAATCCTCTTTTTCTTCCTTTGCGCTGCATTCCGCAATATAGATTGCCGCCAACATACCTAACCTCCTATTCACCCGCTGTCAGCAGTGGGACTTCTTTTACAGGCTCGGACAGAAAATATGCTGCCTTTGCCATGACCTTAGCGTACTCCTCAGCACCGGTGCCACTGGTGCCATCCCCGTGAAATCCGTCAATGACGCTCTTTTCATTCTCTGCCATATCAGCATAGGAAACCTTTCCGTAGTTCGGGGGAAGCCAGTTTTTCTTTCGGGAACAGTAAATATTGAACCTGTCCACCAGCTCTTGGTTGCGAAACCGGATGTGCATGGTGCCCTTTTTGTAGAGCGTCACATCAAAGAACTTGCATTGGATATTTCTCGTTCTCCCCTCATCACAAGCCCGTTGCAACGCTCCGTGGAGGCTGACAGGTGCCGTCATGTTACCATCCAGATAATCAAACACCTTTTCAATATCTCCGATGGTTCCCTCGGCTTCACTTACCCGAAATGTCTCCTTACTCCAATATCTGTCAGCAAAAACACCGTAAATCGGCAAAATCACTTTGTTGTTGATTTTATGAACCTTGTTCGTCTTCCACCCGTTGTAATAATGGATGTTTTTCGCCATCTCCGGGTAGTATGAATGCTGGGCAGTCATTTTATCAAACAGTGCTACAATGGTTTCCTCGATACCCTTGCCCATTTCTGCGTTCATCTCTGCCGCAATCGCTTGAATATTGAAAAGAGTGAAGTCATAATCCGCAAGTTTATCAACTTTATCCTGATACTCCGACAAGAGATTAGACGTCAGCCGTCCGGTAAAGTCCTTGTTGCTAAAAAGGGCACGCCAGTATTTCAGCCGTGTCAGCCGCAGGAACTTATTAACGTTGGGGCTGTCCCCCCTGAACGTCCTGGACGGGTCTCCAACAGCCAGGGTCAAGGTTGGCGAACTGTATCTGTCCTTTTCAAAACTGTCCAGAATATAGGGTTGCATTGCCTGATATTCGCGCATCAGTGCAATACCGGCTTCGCATTCCACCTTATATTGCGTGACCACACGCTCCATGAAGTCCGAAACGGTCATGTCTGTCACATCGTCCATTTCAGGTTTTTCCATAGCGCAAGACTTCTTCAACCGGCTGAAAATCTCGCTTTCTTCCTTTTCCCTTGGAATTGCAACGGAAATCAAGGCAATTTCCACATTGGTTTTCCGCTGGGCATCGGAGAAGGCATTTTCCATGAATGTGATTTGCGCATTCAGCTCCAGCAGCTTCTTTTGGAGCAATCGCCGAGCGTTGGAAAATGGATTTCGGATAGTTTCTGCATTCAGGATGCAGCGGATTTCCCCGCCATTCCGCTGCTGCATTTGAATTGCTTTCAGCAGGTGAACATCGCCGTTGGAAAAGGGTGGATTCATGATAATTAAGTCGTACAGCTTACAGGTATCAAGTGATAGAAAGTCATCATGGATAATACGGACATCTCCAGCATCCAACTGCGAAATTTCCTCTCTTACCGCATCCAACCTACTTTGCTCCTGCGGTGGAAGCGAATTGTACCTATTGGAGCTGCTATCCCATTTTCTCTTGCTTTCTAAATTGTCTTTTTCGTTGTACAGGCTCCTATTTTTTTCAGCACCGAACTCATACCGAAGGATTGCTCTTAGGCTTGGGTCAATCTCAACGCAGTCAACATCAATTGACCGCTCAGAGGAACGGTAGCGATGTAGTCTATACTCCTTCAGGACTGCTTTAACAAGATTTCCGCTTCCTGCTGACGGCTCTAAAACCGTGGATACTTTCATCCAGTCGATACCCTCCAGCATTTTTTCCGCCACACTGGGCGGAGTGGGGTAAAACCCCCGCTCCGCTTCCGGCGTAGCGACAATGTCTGTCGCTCTCAAATTTCCCCCTCCTCTTTTCTCTTGGGAGACACCGCATAGGTATTGCCGTATCTCCTCCGGTTGCACTCGGCACAGGTGATTTTGCAATTTGCTTTGTGCTGCACCAGCGTAACCTTGAATCCGGCACGCAGTTTTTCCGCACAAGGGGTACACAATTCAAAGATTTTAGCCATTGTTGTCCTCCGTATCTATGTAATTCCGTCCAAATTCCCGGATAAAGTCATCTGCTGTCCAGCCGTTTTCCGCCATCGCTTTACGCTGCCCGAATTGATGCAAAGCAGCCATGGTGTCAGAATTATTGTGGACTGCATACTTGCCATACAGGTGACAGCGGGAATGGCAGAGCCGGACAACCAATCCATACTTTTCCGACTTACTCCGGTTCGGTCCCCGGAAAATATGGTGCTTGTCAAGGGGGTCTGCGCTGCCATTCCTGCCGCACAGCCAGCAAGTATCATATGTGCTTTCGGTATAATCCATCACTGTCCAGCACCAAAGGAATATCTTTTCTGCGTTCAGTTTCGTTGACGTTCCAGCCGCATTCTTTGCACCAAGGGCCATAGCCGTCTGTGCAGCCATCTTTTAAGCAGACTTCTTTCACGGCATTCTGCTTTTCACTCCCCATCATTGCTTGCCCCCTCCTCCTTAGTGAACAGCGGGTGTGTACCGTTTTGCAGCTGCTTTTCCTCATCGGACATTTCATATCCCAGGGATTCCAGGAACTGGTAGATACGGTCGAGTTTCTGGCTCTCCTTCCACTCAATTGACCAGCATTTCAAAGTGCTGTCCCACTCGTGCCCGATGTAGCTGCACCCGGTATCTGCATACCAGTATGCCAGGACAAGAACTACCCACAGCGGTTTTTCTTCCTGCAATCGTGCAAATGCCTCCACATCCAGGCTCTCATTCTCAGCGTCATACCGGATTCCCAGTATGTCCGCCGCATCTGCCTGCCCGAGCGCTGCGTAATACTGTCTGCTTCCTTCCCAAATCATGGCATCAGCCGCAAACTGCATGATGGCAGTCTGGTGGCGGATGGCCTGTCCGAAGTTGACAACGAAATCCCTACGCAGCTCTTTGTGGCGAGCTGAAATGTCCTGCATTTCTGACCAACGGTTTTTGGCTTCATCCTCCCGGCGGCGTTGCTCTGCCATTTTTGCTTCCGCAACAGGGTCACTTGTCGCCTCCTTATAAACGGAAATCTGCGTATCGCTGACAGTGAAGAAATACCGAACCCTGTCTGCATCCTCCGGCTTTGTGATTTCCTCGCTTTTCGGTGTCCAGGAGCCATAATTTCGGTAGTAGTTCATTCCTACGCCGCCTTTATCAATCTCCGTGGCAAAAGTCCGCAGCGCCGCAATCCATTCTGCCCGTCTATGCCGGTATTTCTGGGCTCTTATGGTTTCCGCCAGGGTATTCTTGAAATTGGCAGTCCCCATGTCAGCAAGCACCTTCGCCTTATCCTCAGCGGTTTCCAGCTTGTCAAGCTCAGCAAAATCAAACAGCGTAGCACCTCGCTCGCAGGCTCTTTTGAAGGCCACTTCATTCAAATCCGCCAGTTTTGTTCGTTTGCGAACGGTTGTCTCTGAAAAGCCGGACATTTCCGCAATCTCCGTCACGCTCTTTCCGAAATCGATAGAAAGCTGTTGGAACGCTTTTGCCTGCTCATATACGGTAAGGTTCTCACGCTGCATATTCTCCGTGAGCATTGTTGCAACTTGCTCATCCGGGGACATCTGAGCGATGATGCAGGGCAGTTCTTTCAGTTTGGCCTTTTTCGCTGCCGCCAGGCGGCGATGACCAATGATGACGGTATACTCACCGGGAAGGAAGTCTGTACCCTCAAAGTGCCCCGCCACAACAGTCAGGTTTTGCAGAATACCGTTGACCTTGATGCTCTCCGAAAGCTCTGACACATCCCCTACGTCCTTCCGGGGGTTCTCCGGGTGAGGATGCAGCTGCTTCGTGGGCAGCAGGATGATGTCGCGCTTATTCATCCTCATCATCCTCCTGCTCCGGGTCATAGTGGTAGTCATCGTCAAAGATGCTGGTCTGGTTGTCCTTAATGGGCTTTATCACATAGTCCCGTTTGTCCTTGTCCCAGACAAGCTCATAATCGGGACCGCCAACATAACCACCTTTTTCGGATTTAATTTTCATGCTTGCCGCAACCTTGTGCTTAAATGTCGGAGATGTAATGTCCCTTTCGCCAATACTGTCGGGAGCATCCACGTTGGGGTTGGCTTGCTGTAACAACGAAATATCAAACTTTACCGTGATAGATGCATCCTCGACTTCCTTTTGCTGCATCGTTGCAATGGTGTTCCGCAGAATCATATTGAAATCGGACTTGAAAGCGTTGAACGCATCGCTGTCCAGGTTCAGAACCATCGGTTTTTGCATTTTACTGTCCTCCTGCAATTTGAATCAAAATTTCCACTCTTGGTCTATCGGAGTAGAATTTACGTGTTTGAGAATCAACAATCTGGGCATCATCGTAGTAGGCAATTTTATTGAGTGCATCCGCCACAATTTTTCCGATATTATCCCAGTCCGGCTTTACTGTGGGGCGGATAGCCCCGGTCATCTTCTTTGCCCTGACCGTCAGGGTGTCGGATTTTGGAATCGGGCAATATGCCCGAATGCGGATGTCAAGCGGAACGCCCTTCGGGAACATTTCCGCCCCATAATTCTGGCGGTAAACCAGTTTAATGAAGTCCTCATAACTGGTAGTGGTCGCCGGGGTATACATCCGCTGTGTCTTAGGGCTCCACCTGGGACGTTCTTTCCCTTTGGGTTCGAGGGGTATCGTCAGCTGCACCCTGTCCATTACGCCCTCTTTCCCCCTTTCACATCCTGGGCTGAAAACCGTGCATGGGCTTCCTGCGGCTTGTCCGGTCTGCACAGCCAGTCGCAGAAATCAACGGCAATGCGATAGCCGCCATACAGGGTTATCATGCCGGTCAGCAGGAAGAATCCCGACTTACTCTGCTTCCAGAGGAACGCATCAATAATCACCAGCATCACCACAATCAGGACGGTGACCAGAACCGCTTTTCGTTTCATCATAGGCTTTATTCCCTTCTGTAGTTTTCAAGTTTTCGGATGCCGGCCTGCTTTAGCTGCTCCACATTCTCCTGCGGTTTCGGCAGCGATTTTGCAAAGCCCGCCATGGATTCCAGTCGAATCCGGGTTGCCTCCGGTATCTGTTCATATGCCACTTTCCGCTTGACGAGCGTTTCATACGCTTGCCGGAAATTCGCTCGATCCGCCACCTGGTTCTCGCTGAGGCAGAGTTCCCGGTACCCCAGGCACTCTACCGTCTTCCTGGTCAGCGGGTCAAGGCTGGATAGTGCCTCTTGCTCTGAATAGCTGCCAAACCGCCGGATGGCATCATTGGCTTTCTGCCATGCTTCTGCCCATGTGGGAAGCTCTCCCATGTTTGCCGTTGCCGCCAGCCCCCGGATGTCTGCAATGCTGGGCGGCCATTTCTCGGTAGCAACCCATTTGTCCAGAATGGCACAGGCTACAGTGTACGGAAGGTCTTGCAGTTGCCGATACCAGAGCTCCAGCGCCTGTTCATTGGGAAGCGCCTTGCTGTCCGGGTAGTAGGTCTTCATGGCAGATGCCCATAGAAAGAATTCTTGCTTTGTCATTTGCCCTCCTGACTGGCCCAGTTGGCGCCCATACCGTAAAAGTCGTCAAGCTCCTGTGCTTTGCCGGACTTTCTCTCATGCTGCCGGTGGTCATCATCCTTCAGCGGGAAAATGCCTTGCCAGCAGAAGTAAATCGATTGCTCCAAAATCGGAATCCATTCTTCTTTCGGGAATGTTTTCAGCTTGGAAAGGAGCAATGACTTTGCCCTGTCTGAAAGTGGCTTCTTTATCTTCGTCCGCATTTTCTCAAAGTCCCGGAGCGTTTTCAGCAGTGCTTCGTCTGTTGCTGCAAATTCGCTGAACGGGTCTTTCTTTGTCTCCGGCTCCCTTTTTGGGGGTTCAGCGAGAGGCTGTTCTTCCGGCACTTCCCCGGCTTCCGGCGGGAAATCCTCAAATTCGGGGGCCGGGGGCTGCCATCCGGGCGCATCTGCATCTTCCGGTGCTGGAAATTTGGATTGCTTTGTCTGAATGCGCTGATGGTTTCCCCAATTAGGGAAGCAGAAGTACGATTCTCCTGCCACTCTGTATCGCCGGATGCTTCCATTGCGTTCCAGTGCGTCAAGCCCCTTATCAATATCCTGTTCCCGCACTTCCTTCCGGCGGGGGAACACAAACCCTTTCAGCAGTTCGGTATCTGCACTCCCCCGCCCATAGTCGTCCACATAGGTCAAGAGGTAAACCCATAGGCGGAATTGAAAATCATTCAGAGCATTGATGCTTTTGCTTGTCCGAATGGTTTCCTTAATTATCCTGTTCCCCATCGGGATTCCACCCCCTTAGAACGGCAGCTTTTCATCATCGTTATCCAGCTCCTCGAATTCTACCGACTGCGGTGCAGGGGCACTGTATCTCTGTGTATCCGCAGTGGGAACGGCTCGCTGCTGGTCATTGCTGCGCTTGGAGTCACCAAAGTAGACATTGTCTGCTACAATCTCTGCCGTCCGTCGCTTGTTGCCGTCTTTATCCTCCCAGGGGCGGATTTGCAATCGACCGGACACCACCACCATGCTGCCCTTGGCGAAGTACTTGGAGACAAACTCTCCGGTAGAACGCCAGGCAACACAGTCAATGAAATCGGTTTCCCGCTCCCCGCTGTCCTTGTTTGCAAAGTCCCGGTCCACCGCAACGGTAAACCCCGCCACGGCAAGACCACTGCCGGTGCGGCGCAGCTCAGGGTCTCTGGTCAGCCGCCCCATGATGACAATGTGATTAAGCATTTACCTTGCCTCCTCCCGCAAGGCTGCACTTAATGGCCGCTACCAGGTCTGCAATCCGGTAGGATGCTGCGTCATCAGGCTGAGACAGTAAAAAATCCAGCATTGCGCTTTTCCGAATAAGACTGGAATACTCCTCACAGGGAATTGTGACCATCAGTTTATTTTCACCGTACATAATTATCATCCTTTCTGTGGAGCTACAGGCTGCCCCACCGTGCTCGTTCTTCCGGGGTATCTGTGTCGATGCCCAATTCCTTCGCTTCGTGGACTGCTCCATCAATAAGGCGTGCCATCTCTTTTGAATCCATTTCGGAGGAACGCTTATAAATAAGGTAGCAGTTGAACGTTTTTCCGTTCTCTTCCACTTGTTTGTAGAGCTTTGTATAAGGGTAGATTTTATCAACATCCACCCTAGCTGGGATTTTGATAGCAATTATCATGTTATCTTCATCCCGGTCAACGGTGCCGTAGTCCACCACCAGCATCCGCTTCACTTCATCATTGGAAATTCCACGGGCTTCCGCAATCGCCGTCACCAGAACGTGAAAGTAGGCGTTTGCATCCAAACTTCGCTTTTTGCGCCACTTTTTCACCGTGAGCTCGATGTCCGCTCCCTTGAGGGCATCAAAGCCCTCTCGGAAGTCGGAATCAATTTCAATGGTAATGCGCTGCTTGCGGTTCCAGCCGATGGAAAAATCAATCAAGCGTCCCTTCATAGGGCTTTCCAGTGCTGCTTGTAGATTTCAAGCAGCCCGTTTTCCGTCAGCCAGAGAACAAAATCTCCAACAATAACGGTAATATCCGCCACCTCATCCCGGCGATAGTGCTCCTGATAGACTTCCTTTCCGTTGCTTATCAGGTAAACGAAATCATTTGCCTCCGGCACCAGCTCGAAGTACATCGGGTGCTGGGTCGAATTGAAGAACTTTCCCCGCTCGTAGCTGCCGGAATACTTAACATCGTAGATGGTTCCAGCTTTCAGAGCATCCAGCCGCCCATACAGGACAAAGTTCATTCCGTACACCTCAACTGTTTTTCTTGCCCGGTGCTGCAACGATGCCCCCCGGACAATGTTGGCGATTCTGCCCGCTGCATCAAACCATTCAGGATTCTTTTTCATGCCGGCGGCATCCTGCCGGACAATCGCTGTAACCAAATCCTCGAAGTCTATGCCATTCTGCATGGCCTCTGTAGTCTGAGTAGGCTCCCGGCGGAGAACTTGCAGAAACTCTGCAAACGAATCTCGAGTGGATGTTGCGTCCTCATAGGGGCTTTCCTGTATCGCATAAAGCCAGGATGACAGCAACGAGTGCGTCATTAAGTACCGCTCCATCACTTTCCCTCCGGTGCAGGGGTATACTCTTTCAGCACTTTGTCGTAAAACAGGCTCAGATTCTTAATCTGACCATTGAACGCCACTGCAAGCTCCTTCTCAGAGGTCAGTGCGTGTTTGATGGCTTTCATCTTAGGAATCGCTGCATTTGCGGTATCTGCGTCCACAATGGTGGCAATGACCTGGTAGCCAGCTGTCATAGCCTCGTCATAGGCTGCCCTTTCCGCTGCTGCCCTGGCTGCCTCCTTTGCAGAAACCTCGTTGTACTTGGCAAACAGCTTTGTCAGGAAGTCGTTGGGTTCGCCGGGTTCCAGCTCCGGGATAGTATAAACGCCGTGGATGCCGCGGGTACCCTTGGCAAAGTAGCGCTCGCAGTTGGAGAATCCGATGGTACGCTGATTTCCCCGCATTTCCATAAAGCCGCCCAAGTCCATCACTTCCCACACGGCGTTTTTAGCGCCGCCCTCTGCCTTAATACGGAGCTTGGTATCGTCACCGTCCTTATCTTCAACAGTGTGGAACACAATGACGATGTTCTTATCCAGCCGGTAAATGATGTTATCCATGAACCGCTGGAACTCCTTGCCAAGCCACCCGTAGCCCTTTAGGCTCAGGCTCCCATCTTTCTGCCCATACTTCGGCTCAATGACACGCCCATACTGCCCCATGATGGTCAGCAGCTTTCCACCGGTATCAATGACGATGGTTTCAAAATCGGCCAGGTTGGCACGGACGGCTTGCAGCTCCATTTCGTTGCAGTCCATACCCAAGTCCTTCCGCAGCTCTGCATAGTCTCTGGGCTGGGTAACACCAACGGCCAGGTTCAGGATTTCCCGGTTAATGCGCTCAGCGGACAAGTCCACATCGATGTACAGTGGCTTCGGCGCAGAAAGCGCCAGCGTGGTTTTGCCAATGCCAGGGAAACCGGCAATCAGAATACGAACTTTCTTGCCTGCAAAGGTCATGGTTTCAGGTTTTACAATCATGTTTATTCTCCTTCCAGTACCGCTTCTGCGGTTTTCACTTTGTAATTAAGCGCTTCGGCGATTTCTTCCGCCGATTTGTACTCCTCCAGCTGAGACATGAAGCAGGAATCGCATACTTCCTCCCCATCCAGAAAGAAAACCTTTTCATCTCCGAACAGGACACAGCCGCAACCGGTACATTCAACTCCCGGTCGAACCGGCTTTGGATAGCCGGTAAGAAGTGCATTGGTGATATCCGGGTGCTCAAGGATTTCCATACTTCTCAATCATCCTTCCTATGTAGGCGTCAACCTGGGCAGCGACCCAGTCCTGCGTTGTCTCATATCCATCCAAACGGATGTAGTGTTGCAACGTCTCATACTTCCGCTCAGACAGCCGCCCGGAGACTTGCCGTGTCAATTTATGGCGAAAGCGTTTCTTCGGTTTCTGCGGCTCTTGCGGGGCTTCCTGCTGCTGTGCTTTTTCCGCTTCAACAGCCATATCCCGCAGGGTTTCATACCCGGCAGGATGCAGCACACAGCCGTATTTTTCCGGCTTGCTGCACTTGGAGAGCACAGTCTTGTCAAAGCTGGGGAACATCCCTTGCATCAGCTCTACCGTATCTTGGGGCTTCATTTCCAGCAATCCAAGCGCATTTTTTAGGTCATGTGCCTTGACAGCCGCATCAAAAGCCTGTAAAATACAGGTATGGTTTTTAGCCTTGGAGTCGTCCTGTGCCAGCAGGGCGGCTCCGTTTTCGTTTTTCATGGGTTTATCCTCCTTTCCTGCTTATTCGCTATCCTAGCCCGGTAACCAACAAGCCAGCGCTGGTATTCTTCCTCAACCCCCGGCTGAGAAAATACCGCCTTGGTCATGTCAACCACCCAGGCGCAAAGCGCATCTTTCTGATGCTGGGGCATATCTTCCAGGTCAGCCGCAGTCATCACAGGTGTCATGGTTTTTAGCTCCTTTCATCCTCGCCTGATTCCAGCCGTTTCCTCCCTGTTCCGCCCGTTTATCCCCCGAAATGATACTGGGCTTCGTTCCACCGTCGGGTGGAAGGATAGCCACTGGCGTGGAAGTGCAAAGCAAATCGGCGCAGGCTATCATTTCGGTTTCGTATTCGGATTCGGATTATAGTTCGGATTCGTATTCGGATTCAGGCGGTGATTCACCGTGAATCACCGTGGGTAACGGTTAAGCACATGATGTATCCTTGCCCGCAATTAGTCGCACTCGTGCGACTGTTCGGATAAAAAAATGGAAATTGCGTCTGCGTTCGACAAATGAAGGACATCGCAAATCTTGTGAACATCTCGAACTTGAAGTCTACCGGAATTCAATCTTCTCCGAAGCGTTCCGCGGTCAATACCCAATTCTGAAGATAATCCGTCCTGAGTCATGCCGTTTTCGATTATTTTTGCCTGTAATCTTTTAATATCAATGCGAAGCATGGTTTTCTCCTTTCTCGCCGGGTCTGTTGCATCCGTGCGACTTTATGGTTTAATATTACACCGGTGTACATTGTTTGTCAAGAAAAAATCTCTTTTTTGCTCTATAAAAATGTTGCATTTTTGCACCACACATGATATACTTAATTCACATTGAACTAAGGAGCACGCAAATGATGACAACCGGCGAACGAATTAAAGAGAGAAGAATTGAGCTTGGGCTTTCTGCTGACAGGCTTGCAGAAAAAATTGGTATTTCCCGTTCAACAATGTTCCGTTACGAATCAGGAGCCATTGAGAAGGTGCCCATGGAAAACTTGGTCCCTATCGCTCATGCACTTAACACAACCGTAAAGTATCTGATGGGTTGGGAAACTTCAAAACTTGCCGAAAATCCATGGAGTACTCGCTTTCAGGATTCGTTACAAACAATTTACAATAATATAGACACGATAGATGCAGAAACTGCCTGCATTGACCTTAGTAAGTGGGAGGAAGCAATCTACAGTTCATCTCCTCTTACTCTTGATGAGTGCTGTGATATTTGCGAAGAGGCTGGCGAATCATTGTCCGACATGGTAGGTTTGCATAAAGGAGATAGCACTGAGGAGGAGGTATTTCTTACAACAGAAGCGAAAAAAATTGCCGCAGCCTTTGATAAGGCTACGGCAAAAGAAAAACAGATGGTTCGGCTGGCTCTCTCTGAGTACCTGGATGCCGAGGAAGAAATAAAGCCCGTTCGCATAGCGGCGCTCAGCAATGATGGCTCTGCCGTTAATTTCTCCGGTGCCAACCCGGATGCAGAAATCCCAGTAGATTTCACGAAAGGTCCAGACATTCCCTAATTGCATGGAGGCTTGTATGAGTACGACAACCGGTGAACGTATCAAAGCACAACGCAAGGCTCTTGGCATATCCCAAGACGAACTGGCAAGAAAATTAGGGTATCAATCCAGAAGTTCGGTCAATAAAATTGAATCTGGTGAACGAGATCTACCTCAGTCTAAAATCAAAGCGATTGCTGATGCCCTGTGTGTCAGTACAAGCTTTATCATGGGCTGGGAAGAAAAACCGGCCTATGTAGTCTTATCTCCAAAAGCAATCGAGTAGGAGGGGCTAACTAGCCCCGACCTCTCACACCACCGTGCGTACCGTTCGGTACACGGCGGTTCAATCGCATAAGTGCAGGGACTCGTACCGGTCAAGGATACTGTAGTATCC